AATCAATTGCTCAATGAGCGCCTTAACGTTTTCAGTTTGATCTGAAGGTAAGTGAATAAGGTTATCGCGGTGGTGCTTGCCATCGAATTGCTTGGTGCCAAACAAAGTTGACATTGATGCAACTCCAAAGCCGGAGTCCCACTTGTTGGTTCCAGTATGGTGTTCCCGCAGTAGCACTCCTCTAGAGGCCAAGTTTGCACGGATACCTTCATCCTGAGTTAAGAAAGATTGAAATGCGTTCTTTTCTACAATCCACTCACTCGGTGAGTAGAGGGTAGTCCAGTCAAAGATTAGCTGACGGATTGCAGCAGGCGTTGGCCTAGTAATTTTAATAGCATCAACGATATAGCGTTTATGTGTAGCCCTATCAACAGCGTAACAAACGACGGCTGTATCACCAACCATAGCGGGATCAAGACCACAAATAAAAGAAAAGCCGTTGACATCACGCGGATGGCCTGGGTTACCAGGAACCAAGCGACCTGCTTTACGCATACCATCTATAGAACCTCGCACACATACTGGGTCAAAGATGGCATCATCTGAGATATCTTGTTGTTGATAAACCAAAGCCCAGGTGCTTGCATCCATAGCTTGGCGTTCATTGTAAAGGTTGCGACCATTCCATCTAGGATAGAGGCCGTCCTCATCTTTATCAGATTCCATCTGACCATCAAAGGGGGCATCACTTGCTGGCCAGAGGGTTTCCCACTTGTCGGGGTCATTGTCTGTAGAAAGCAGAGCCGGCATTGCAAGGTAAGTCCAAGGTACAAGGCCACCTGGGTAGCGATCTTCTGAGCGTAGCTCCTTGTATAAATCTACTGCTGAGACGCGGGTACCAATAATAATCAATTTACCAGTAGGGTTCAAACGAGAGCGCACATCCTGGGTAAGCCATCTAATTTGCTTCTCAAACTCATTAGCGTTCTTCAAGGTTACTGCGTCATCTACTATAATCATATCTGCACGCTTGCCGTAGATCTGACCACCGATACCGACGGCTTCAATGTTCGGGTCCTTTTCAGATGACTCACGAAGCTCATCACCAAAGGTGACACGGGTAGCTTGCCACGAGGCTGACTTAGAGTTAAACCCTACGCCAGCAGCGTAAGCCTGTTGGAGTGCTTCATAATTTGGATGAGTCAGGCGTTGCTTGATGGCGTAGAGAAAGTCTGCAGCTAACTGCTGCGTTTGAGATACGATAAGTACTCTAAAGTTAGGGTTCTGACACACCTGCCAAGTGACGTAATCAATGGTCACAGTCATAGATTTGGCGTGGTTGGGCGGGATGTTCAAAAGGATTCTGTTATTAGCCAGACCCTTTTCATACTTCATACTAGGATGTAGCCAGCCAGGTTCGCGGCCTTCTATTACATCAATCAGATTCTGCTGGTGTGGGAAAGTGCGGGAGTGTAGATACTTCTGGCGAAAATCTGGAAAGCTCAAGTCGTGTACATCAGATGCTGCAAAGGACTTATCCTTTAGACCAAGGCGTGTTCTATCAACCTTGTCTGTAAAGATCTTGTCAGTTCTGCGATAGTACTCGTAGGTCTTCATTGATTTGCCGGCGGATGTACAGGCGGCTTCAATGGTCATACCTTCGGCTACGCAGCCAAGGATAATTCTCTTGGCTATGTCTGCACTATTGTCAGCCACGTGATCTCCTAAAATTTATGGGGGACGGGCCGGAATCGGATTACATCATTACTAGTCTCGGTAGGTTTTTAATAGAACTATCCCCACTAAAAATACTGGGCAGTTCGGGCTTAGCGCCCGAGGGAGCTACAGCGAACTGAGGGGTAAGACTTAACTCGGCCTAGGGGCCTCGCTAGAGGCCATACCGCATCTGCTCAGGGCTTTTCCTATTAAAACCCCTTACTATATATAAGGCAGGAAATTTACTTGATTTCCCGTTTTACAGATGTGACTTGTATCACACATACTATAACCGCAGGTCAGAGCTATATTATGGGATCTCACTTTAGGAAATATATTTTGTTGGGGAGTATACGGACCACCGCGCCACAATTCAACAAGGGGGGGTGTCCGTTGCTGGCCTAACCCTCTACTTTACGGCTAGAGTTAGACAGTTGCGGGCTAGATGTCTAGGGTGTTATAAAAGCGATAGGGGCGCACTACCCTACGGGCAGACCCCTAACCCTTAACCCTTGCGCTATTAAGTAACAGCTCTACCTTGCAGCTCTTACCCTTTACCTAACCGCCTAGCCTTTAGCCTTGCGATCTAGTAAAGCTGCTCACCATTACCCGCTAACCGATAGCCCTAACCCCTAGACATATCCGCGCCATATGTCTACCCATAACCTTACTAAATCGTTACCATATTGTTACCTAATCGGGCAGCTAATAGATCGCTATACCGTAGGTCTTATGGTACTTTTTACCTATTAGAGCATCACTTACCTAACAAGCTCTAAGGAATAGGTTAAAAGAATGAAAGCACTAACCGCACTAAGCATAGTAACACCCGCGTATCTTTACGCGATCATCACTAATACCACAATTACACTAGAGAGCACTTTAGCAATAGCTCTAATCTCTTTACTATCTCTAAGCATTCTAGGCGCTATCGCTCTATTATCTAAGGAGGTTAACTAATGACTAAGACACTAAACGAGAGAGTAACCGTTAGCGAGATCGCTTACGCGATAGCTAAAGATTGGCAGAATATAAGCCCGTACGCTAAAGATTACCTTAACGCTATGAAAGAGATCACCGACATAGAGGGCGCATATTATGCCGATTCTGCTAAAAGTGTCATTCTTTACTTCTTAGCTAACGCTAGCTCTTACCGTGGTGAGAATGCCCGCGCATATAAGGCACTACTAAAGGAGATGGTTAAGTAATGACTACCTACCCATTAAGCAAGGCAGCAACTAAGCGCTTAGATCGTGATCACGCCATAAAGCATCTATTAGATCACTACGTAGTTAAGGGTGACATAGTTTATGCGATAGTAAGAGGGGGCAGCTCTAGCGGTATGTCTCACGATATAAGCCTAAAGGTGATACACGCGGGCAAGCTGCAAGATATAACCTATTATGCAGCGCACGCGCTAGACTGGCGCTTAGTAGAGCGTAACGGGCAGCGAGCTATTAGAGTGCAGGGGGGCGGTATGGATATGCGCTTTCATTTAGTGAGCACTCTAAGCGCGGTACTCTTTCACGGGCAAGATCGGGCAGAATATGCCCTAGATTATGAGATAGCGTGAGCAAGCTGACTAAGAGGGGGCGCGTAGTGTTAATCTATGCGCCTACAACTCTCGCGCTGCTCGCTCTTCTTATATGGATAAGCTCGCGCCTATGGTGGACAGGATCGGGCTATTGTATCGGGACACTAGCTCAATGCTTTCACTAGGTAGGTGACTCGCTCTCTCTTGCTTTCAATAGTGAGAGAGAGCGGGCCGGTATCTAGCCGGATAACTAACAAGAATAAGGGTGAAGATATGAGCACAATAGAGCAGACTAAGAGCCAGAGTGTGAAAGAGAGCGAGAGCCAGAGCGTAGAGGTACAAGCTCTCGCGCTGATCGAATTACTAGAGGGCGCTAGCACACACGCGTCTAAGGATAAGAGCCTACACGCTCTTAATAGCGTGCAATTAGAGAGCGAGGGCGCGGGCTATCTTGTGGCACGCTCTACCGATAGATACCGTCTAATTGAGGGGAAGATAGAGGTAGAGCACGGGCAGCTTAGCCCTAGCCTTATCGCTCTTGATGATGTTAAGAGGGTGATAGCGATAGCTAAAGAGGGTAAGGTAAGCGGTAAGGTATCTATTACCCGTATCGCTGACCTATTAACGGTAAGCATTAACGGTAGTGCCATTACTCTCACGCTATTAGATGTTAATTATCCGGCCACTTTCGATGACCTACTTAACAAGAGCGAGAGAGAGCAGCTAGGTGAGGTATCTTTCAACCCGGCACTATTCGCTGACTATGCGAAGATCGCCGGTAAGGGTAACGCGGTACGCGTAGAGTTTACGGGTAAGAATAAGCCTTACATCATTCACCTACCGGTGACTAAAGTAGAGTGGCGTGCGCTGCTTATGCCTATGCGTGTAATCTAATTTAGTGGCGTACTATCTTGCTCTATCTCTATAGGGTAGAGTAAGGTAGTATCTTACTAAGAGCTAGTGAGATATCTAAGAGAATAAGGGTGAGAGAGATGACGATAGAGAGAGTAAAGCATAGTGGCGCTTATGTAATAAGCGAGATAGCGGGAGAGGGCAGCAACGCCTATCTATTTACCCGGACATATTATGGCTATACCTTAGCGCAAGCTAAGGCTCAATTTAGAATAGCGATAGAGGGAGAGGTAGCGTAATGGCTAAGAAGATTAAGCCTATATGTATGGAATGCGGTAGTAATGACGCACTATATGTAACGCTAGGTAATGGTAATCGCTTACCTAGTTACACAATTAAGATCGGTATTGGAATCGTATGCAATGGGTGTAAAGCTAAGGAGGTAGCGTAATGCAATTACAGGAGATAGATACGATTCAAGAGCTAAGAGAATGGGTAAAGGAGAATATGCCTAATGCCCTAGTAGTAGATTGCGATGATGAGGTAGTTATCCAGACCGGCCTAGTCTCCACTATGGGTGGATACTTACACGAGAAAGAGGAGGAGGCTGAGTAATGGGGTATGAACCAGAGCTAAATGACCCGGTATTTTACGAGGATGAGGGAGAGGTCGAAGAGATGTCGCCAGAGTTTGACACGTTAGAAGAGCTAGAGGGGGATAAGTAATGAATGAAGAATATCTAGCAGCTAAGGCTAACCTATGCCTTAATCAAGCTGAGATAGATCTAAAGCAGGAAGAGATAGCGAAAGCTATCAAGAACTTAGAGCGTGCTAACACCGCGCTATCGCGTATCTTTAATATGGAGGAGGGAGAGAGTAATGAGTAATTATGTAGCAGATTTTATAGAAGAAGACTGTGTAGACGGGTGCGCTATATGCGCTTGGAATATGGAGGGCAATAATGAGTAACGTTGTATCGTTTCATCCGAAGAAGTCTCCACTTATCCTGCTCTATGAGGTAGTAGATGAGGAGGGGAGAGCAGAATGGGGTGGTAATAATGCTGAACACTGTATGCAGTGGCTCAGCCTTGCACCTACCGGCTCTCGTGTGCTGGTATCAGGGTGGGAGAGCGATGAAGAGGATGCCCACCTAGTGGGCCAGAGCCTAGACATCACCGACATCATTAAGGCAGCCAGCTTATGAGCCTAGCGTTAGGTCTGATACTAGTAATGCTGGTAGCCTATGTGCTTATAGTGTGGGAGGACAAGATCAATGGAGAGTAAGCAGGTAAGCGGGAGGCAAGTAGTCCATTACCGCAACTACCGCAGAGCAAGAGACAAGGCGCTAGTGCGTTTAGCTCACCTATATCCGGACACGTATAAGCAACTGCTTGATGAACAAAGGAGTTTTGATGAGCAAGAGGGCAAGACTTGGAGTATTAACCCTGATAGTAGGCTTACTGTTGGTATTCATACCAGAGCGAACGGGACACCACCCTTTGGAGATCCCGCAGATGCAGGCGAGGACGAAGGCAACTATGGAGGAGAAGCGTGAGAACAAGGCACTTATCATTAGTTACCTCAACGCACTCGGTTACAACAACAGTCAGGTCAAATGTGCTATCACCCTATGGACCCGTGAGAGCCGGCTTGACCACTTGGCAGACAACCCAAGATCAACAGCTTACGGAATTGCTCAACTCCTTAGAGAGAGAAGTAGCGAACCTAGTATCCAAATCCTCCACGCTGTGCGATACGTTGAGCACCGTTACGGCGGAAGTTTCTGCCGTAGTCTCCAACATAGCAACAGACGAGGCTGGTACTGAGTGAAACTTATACTAGACCCTGCTTCATCTATGCGTTCTTTTTATTTTGACAAGAAAGACCCACGAGTTCTCTTTGGTGACATCCGAGAGGATGAGACTCACCTGCTCACCAACGGGCAGACTATTAAAATAAAGCCCGACGAGGTAATGGATTTTAGGGCCATACCTTACCCAGATGAGTCCTTTCAAGCAGTTATATTCGATCCACCACATATGCTAAGACTTTCGGAGAAGTCTTGGATGCGTAAGAAGTATGGAGTATTAGACAGCGAAAACTGGAGAGATGATATTACTAAGGGCTTTGCTGAATGCTTTAGAGTATTAAAAACTAACGGCACTTTGGTATTTAAGTGGAATGAAGTATCTATTCCATTAAAAGAAGTACTAGGACTTACCCCCCCCGAATACAAGCCAGTTCTTGGACACCCTTCGGGTAAGAGGATGGGTACTCACTGGGTTCTATTCCTAAAATAATCTTGCTGGGTTTCTCACCCTTTCCCAGCATAATAAGAACCCTATCGTTAACCTTTCGGCGGTAGGGTTCTTGCTTTACCCACCAGTAGTATAGAAACCTTTACCCTTGAAGGTGATAGCGGGAGAGTCCCACATACGGCTCATAGTTTCGTGGCACTCAAAGCACATAGGAGTAGATGCCTCTTCGTGGATACTACGCTCAACCGATATGGTTGCATTGCACTTGCCACACTTGTAGTCATAGATCATAACTGCACGGCCTCCTCGATAGGTAGATAACCTACTAACTTATCAACCTTTTCAGCTCTATCAAACTCAGTAGTTGCTGGCATTTGGTGACTAAACCATACTGGCTCTGGTAAATCCATTAGGTCAAAGGAGTAGATACCAAGCGGAGTAGAGTTGATGTAGTAGGGAACAAGGTCACGCTCTGCAGCTTGGGTGATGAGCTTGCGATACTTCATCTCTTCAATGAGCAAGGTGTCATAGTGCCTAGCCCTGCACTTTAACTCTATGTAGTGGCCTGCTTGCCTAGAGATGCAGTCGTAGGAATCATAGATGCCCTCACTCTTTACTAGGTCAGGGTATAAACCCTCGCGCAAGAAAGTAAATAACAACTCTTCATTCATTGCCAGGGTGAAATCCCGCCCAAGTTATCTTGCAACCTACGAAGTGACTTATCGCATCTGCGATCTGCAGTAGAGATAGCGCACTCTAATACCTGTGCTATCTGTTGCAAGGTAAAGCCCTCGTGGTGGCGCATACGCAAGAGAGCCTGGTCATCTTGTTCTAGTTGAAGAAAGCCTTTCTTGATGTCTATAAGGTTAGCCAGTAGGTTGCCACCTTCTGCTGGAGATGATGAACCTTTAGGTTGCCCGTCGTTAATCATCTCTTGTGCCTGCTCTAATACTGTGCCGTCTATGATAGATGCAATGACAAAGGGAAGTAGCTGACCAAGAGTTGCTGACTCATAGTAAGCCTCATCGTTAGTCTGGTAGCCAGACTTAGATGCCTTCTCCTTGCGTGCATAGCGCTCAGCTACACGTCTCATCTGCCACGCTATGCGTTGCTCGTTGTGCCTGCGTCGCTCCTCGATTGGCTCCATTAAATCTTCAGTATGATCTGCAGCCCTTGTCATAGCCCAAGCCATTAGTTCTTGCTTGATGTCATCCTTCTCAACGTGCTTGTTATACCTGCGATAGATAGTGTTAGCCACGCTAGGCACGAGGTCATATATTACTGGATGTAGTTCACTCACTAGTAATCCTTTGCTGAGCGATAGCGTAATACTCGGCATCCATTTCGATACCTATAAAGTTTCGATTCAATAACTTGCAGGCCAATCCTGTTGTTCCTGAACCCATAAATGGGTCTACTACTGTGTAATCAGGTGGCAAAATACCAACAATTCTTTTCATAACTTCTAAAGGCATCTGACAGGGATGTTTTGTTTTCTCTTTAGATACATTCTTAACCTGATTTATTTCCCACCAATCATAAAGCCTTGCTGATTTGCCATCAGCTATCCTTTGCATAATGCGCTTGTCTGTAGGGTTTTTGTATGGCTGTCCGTATTGCTTAAAGTCAGGCTTGATACCAAAAAAAGCAATGTCTCTATGTTGCTTTGCTGTATTAGAATTGTAAACCCAGCTAACAACCTTTTCAGGAAAATCACCAACCTGAAATGCTATCTTGTATATTTCTTCTGGGTAATGGATAACAACAAAAGGCGAGTATTGAAATATAGATGCAAGCATTTCATAATACTCTTCTGCTTCCATATTATCTTTATAGTTATTGTAGTGATACCCGATATTAAAAGGCGGGTCAGTAACAATAACAAACTTCTTTTCTTTCACGTGTATCTTAGGCAACTCTTCTAAAGCATTACCTAATATCAATTCCATTTCACTCACAGTCGGGTAGCACCTGATCTATAGTGTGTTGGATGTTGAGTAGTTTGATAGCAAGGAAGTCTATGTAGTTGCTAGCATCAGCCAGCTCTTCAATGAGTTCTCTAATAGTATCTG